TACCCCTTCGCTTAAGAGGGGTTGCATATCCTTGTAGGTAGACATCAGTTTTCATTTGATGAGTGTGATTTACTTTGCCATCTCCTTGTGTGTGGGTATGACATACAAAACAGTAAGTGTGACCATCTGAGTACACACTTAGTGCATCAGATGATCCACAGTTTAAGCATGGCTCATGTCTAACAAATTCAGATGAGCCATTCAAGTGGGATGTCATGGAATGATGTCCATGGTATATTATGTTTTTCGCACCACTGTGCGTATGTTGTTTTAGATTTTTTACTTATTCGATTGTATGGTGATTGAAAGACCATCCGTAAGTCAAGGTCAGGATTCTGTTTTAATACTGACTTGATCTTACGACGGTCCTTACTGTCCCAATATCCCTTACACTCTAAGACGACATGTTTATTAGGTAAAACAAAGTCAGGTGTGTAGTTATGTTCAATGACATATGAGATCTTGGTTGTTTCATATTCGTAATCAATGCCAAGACCGGAGAGCAAGTCAGCTACCTGCTCTTCTAATCCTGACCTATACTTTGTCATGGGTGTAAAGTTTATCAGCTTTGGCTATTAACTTCTGTGCCTTCTTACGTTTAGTACAGGCAGCAGCTTTAGTGTACAGTTTAGCCATCTTTTTAGAAGTCGTCGTCATCCGTTGTTTCTGCAGGTATCACATTAGGATCACCTGCTTTGAATCCCTGAGTGGTGCCGAATAGTCCAGCTACGTCAGTAGCGTCTAAATCTCCGACATCAACACCAGCTGTACCTTTTATAGACACAACCTGCACACCGACTAACTTCAATGAAGATCCATAGGTTACCTCATCCCTTAGGATATAAGGTTTCTGATAGAATGCTAATTTAACAGTAGACCCAGAATACAATGGGATCCTCTTGTCTGTTACGGGTGTACCCTCTGTATCTACAACGGGTGGTTTAGTCTCTTCATTCCAAGAGAACTTTAGTTTATACTTACCTTCAGCTACCTCTTCCCAAGGTTCAGGTTTAAGGCTAGAACGCTTAGGGTTCTTGAGTTTAGAGACAGCCCACTTAAGGACCTCTGCTCTTTCCTCTTCTAACTTATCAATCATTTCTTGATTGACAACAGCAGATAGAGAGTAACCGAATTTACTTGGTGCCAATACTGCTTGAAATCCTTCAAGTGTCACTGGCTCTTTAGTTACATGATTAGTACGTGCCATTAGGCTGCCTCCCCACCGTGATGGAGGGCATCTGTTGGACGTTCAATAGTTTCGTACTTGGACTCTTTAGGTTCAAGTGCTTTAATCTCTTGAGATAAACTGTCTCTATACTTAGTCAGTTCATCAATACGGTTGTTCAATGCTTGTAGTTGATCCCTTCTCGCTGATTGTTCAGCGGCTTTCAGTCGCTCCTCAGAGACAACAATAACCCTAGTGGGTGCAAAGAATGAATCAAATAAAGATGGATACATCATAGTTTAACAGAAAAAATAAGTGGAGTCAATTACTGAAGACGCATCTAAGTCTCCAATAATCGGTGGTTTTGTTTCAGCACCGATCTGTTTGGCAAAATCGGTAAGATAATCGTGGTCAGCAAAAAGCTGCATGTAAGTTTGTCTGATGAGTGTGGATAACTCAGGCATGTCTGTAGCACGAGACAACACGCTATCATGAATAAGGGCGATGGGCGCATTGAATTTAATGATGGATAAGTGGAGTAAGCTAGCATCTAAACTATGGATTAGATTAGGTGCAGTAGCAGCTTTATGTCTACTGATATCTACTTCATCTTTATCACTAACTGCTACATTAACTCTAACTCTTCCTAGTAGTTTTAAGTCCAGTTGCTTTACATCCTTCTTCATTAACTTCTGACGTACTATGAATCCTGAAGGTGTGCACCATTCAAGTTCAGCAGCACCACGTTTGATAGCTTTAGCAACCTCAGTCTCTATCCATTTCATGACAGACATAGGACCAGGAACTATAGTGTTCATAGCATCCCTAACTGCCTTGACAATTAAAGATAAGTTGTCCTTATCTATCTCTACTCCTTTCTCCTTCAATGCGTCCCTGATGTAGGATCTATTAGAGAAAGGTTTAGCATTATAAGGTACAGTCATAACAGTACGTTTAACTACCTTCCTATCCATGAAGTATTGATACTCCTTAGGACAGTTAGGTTTAGCAGTTTTAGCTACGACTGCATAAGCATCTTGTGGTTCATCACTAGGTATTACATTAACTAATTTAGCAGTACTCTTATCCCTAGCCAATCCAGCCAGGATTTGTAGACCACTACAGGTAGCATCGACTGCAACCATTAATGAAGTATGAGGTCTATCACGTACTAAGATACAATGAAAGTACTCATCACACGCTGCTAAGAACTGCCAGGGTTCCTCTGCATTCTCCCATTCAGATAGTGTACCGATAGGATCATAGGCGACAGCACTGATGAGTGTGAGGTTATCCTTAACCCACTTCTGTCTTTCATCCCAAGTATCTTTATCCCTACCATATGTAGTAGCTACTTGAAATGCTAACCACTCCTCAGTTCTATCAGTTAAGAATGCATCATCTGCAAACTTAAGTAAACTTTTTCCAAAGTCTGTATCTTGAGGTGTTAGGAAGGCAGGTATTGGGTAGGCTCTACCTCTGTAATCAAACGACCAAGGAATATAGAATCTATCTACGTCCTTAAATCTATTAACTGCCTCCATTGTCATCCTAGTTCTACACGAGCGTTTAAACTCTTGTGCATTCTTATTCCTAACCTCAGCAGCAGCACGACGATAAGCCTTACGACTATCCTCATTATCTGCTATATCTACAGGTTTAGGTGGTAACGGATGATCTATAATAGGGAGAAACTTTCCAACACTAATACCTCTCTTCTGCAATGTTTCAGCCACATCCACAATAAATGGATTGAGAGTATAAGCAACCTTTTGTATATGGTTGAGAAAAGCCAGTGGTGTTTCTCCCTGTATAGGGTGGTGGTTAACACGCCTTATCAATTCATGCCCATGCATCACCTCATTTAATAGGTAACCACCACGTTCATAGTTAGACCAATCGTTAGGTGGTACTAGCATAGGCCATGTTAAAGGGCTGAATAACTCAGCATTAGCCATGACTTCGTCTTTGATCTTAAGGAACTCAGGTGTAGGTACAACATAGTGTACTGTTTTACTACGTCCCTCCAGTCTCATCTCTTTCTCAAACCATTTACTAGAGACCATCAAACAGTCGAGTAACCAAGCACCTAGCTTAATTCTATTAGCAATGCCCCATGCTTCCCACTTCTTTACTTCACAGCGATTCATGAGTGTGGATATCACTGTGATCTTCTGTTGTGTACCACATGCTTTATGCCAATAGTTCTTCTTTAATACATTAAGTAAACCAGGTGCATGTTCTTCATAATGTCTGATGTGACATTCATCTTCAACTGCTTGACCTATACTATCACATATCTTAGTGATAGCATTGCTGTTTTCTTTATAACCAAATACTTTATCAAAGGTGATCTTACATGTGATAGCAGCTGCAGCATCAGCCTCTAGATTAGAGATGTATTGTTGTATCTCTTTAAATGATTTACCATTCTGACCTTTGCGGATGCGTATATTATCATCCTCTATACGTTCTATCACACGTGGCAGTAATGTATCAATAGATGCTATACCATACACAGAAGCTGAAGCATAGTTACGCTCTTCCAACCTCCTTGTATTAGCATGTAGCCTCTTAAGTCCCTGCCTTATCTGATCACGTTCTAAGTCAACCTGTTCACTAATCTGTGACGCTGTTGGTTGCATAGCCCTCCTGATCATCACGTAGTTGTTCTTCACATAGTGCTAGGATTTCGTCTTTATGAGTGTGATCTTGTAGTTCTAATACTAGATCTTCATAAAGTGTCCACCATGCTTTAGTCTTCGTTAGTTCCTTCATCGTACTTTGGTGATAAATGGTGAATAGATTCAGCATCAACTAAAGTGAACTCATGTCTACCTTCCTCCATTAGTTTGTTAACTTTGTTACGGGCAGCACCTGGTCTCTTGTAGTGATACTCTTTAACTTTCTTAGTGTTTACGTCCATGGTTCTAAGGATACAGTAGACTGATGAAGGTAATTCCCAACCACCTACTTTCCAATCCATTAGTTCATCAAAACTAGGTGGATCTTTCCATACATCATCTGGTGCATCCTTGAATGCTTGCCAGTTATTTGGGTAGTAAGGTTTCTTCTTCTTACTCATGGTAATGGTTCTTGATTAGGATCTAACATAACATCAGCTAACTCAGCACCTAAGCGTTGAGCCATAGACTCTGCAGCCATAGCTGCCCAATGATCATCATCAGCTCTAACATAGAACTCATGACCATTCATTAATGTAGCAATGTAACGATTCATTAAATAGTTGACAGTCATTCAGACAAGTCCCTGTGGTGTGTGAGTGTGATTTAGTTTTTTAATTAAGGCCTTAGTTCTTGCCTTAGCTTGCCTCATTTGTTGAGGTTTCTTTCTACCTTTGTCTTTACGTTTACCATCAGATGTTTTGTGAATAGTTGATTGTTGCATGATGGTTCACATTAGTTTCTCAGGTAGAATGTACATCATCCAATAAATGAACATGATTACACAGAGTATGAATACTAAATCAATTGACACCATCAGTCTTA